AAGCAACCTATATCTCGACAAAAATCTAGTTAGCAGGAGTTTGTTCAATGTCACCGCTCCAATTTGAGAATCACGAGAACCACGATTCGCCCGCGAAGTATGGGCACATCCTCTCCGAGTTTCACCGGTCGACCTGGGCTATTTTGCCGGACAAGTTCGCCGTCCTGCAGGGGTTTCTCAAGCTGAAGGCCGCCGGCGGTCACATCTCTGCCGAAGAGATCGCGCTTATCAAGCGCGAGGCGCGCGAACCGTATCTTGTCGAGGCCGAGCCTGGATTTCAGGCGGCGGCCGTTCCTTACCAGAAAGGCGAAGCGAAAGATGCCGCCGGTGCCTGGGACGGCTCGGGAGCGCGTGACCGTCTGGCGAAATGGGCATCATCGGATGGTTCCGGCGACAAAGACACGATCAACTGGACGAAATATCGCCAGGGCTTTGCCTGGTACGACTCGGCGAACGCCAAATCGTTTGGCGCTTACAAGTTTCCGCATCACGACGTGAAAAATGGAAAGCTGACGCTGGTCTGGGGCGGAGTCAAGGCCGCGATGGGCGCACTGCTTGGCGCCCGCGGCGGCACCTCGATTCCATCGAGCGAGCGCAAGGCGGTCTACAACCACCTGGCCAAGCACTACCGGGAATTCGATCAGGATCCGCCCGATTACCACGGCGAGGCGAGCGGCATCGGCTTCGAAGCCTATGCGGCGGAGTGTGAAGCGCGCGCCGGCGATCCGCAGAATCCGGCACGCACTAAAGACGGGTCACAGATTGCCGTTTTGCCACTTACCGGCGTGATTTCGCATCGGATGGGAATGCTGAGCCAGTATTCGGGCAGCAGTTCGACCGAACAGTTTACGCAGTGGCTGCGCAGTGCGGTCGCGGATCCGCAGGTCAAGGCGATCGTGATTGATGCCGATTCTCCGGGAGGCACGGTGGACGGAGTGCCGGAACTCGCGGACGAGATCTATCGCAGCAGCAAGATCAAACCGATTGTGGGCGTGGCCAATGCCGTGGCGGCTTCCGCTGCCTACTGGCTGCTGTCGCAGGCTGGAGAGATTGCGATCACTCCCTCGGGCCAGGTGGGCTCGATTGGCGTGTTCGGGTCGCATGACGATCGGTCGAAGCAGGCAGAAATGCAGGGAGTGAAAACCAGCCTGATCTCGGCCGGCAAATACAAGACGGAAGGCAATCCGTTTGAGCCGCTTTCGGACGACGGCCGGCAAGCCATCCAGGACGGCGTGAACAGTTTCTATGACCTTTTCACCAAAGCCGTGGCCCGCGGACGGGAGACGGATCAAGACAAGGTCAAATCCGGGTTTATGGAGGGCCGCATGGCCACCGCGCAACAGGCAGTGAAAAAAGGCATGGCTGATCGGGTTGCGACGCTCGATCAGACGCTGGCTCGGCTCGGAGCCAAGACGGCGACGTCCAAGTCTGGCCTGGCCGCTCAAGCCGGCTTCTCCGCAACTGCTGCGGAGGATGAAGCGGACGAGCCGGATGATCAGAACGACGATCAGAACGATAAGAATTCGCCCTGCGGCTGCAAGGCCATGAACGGACGAGCCTGCCATGCCTGCAAGGCCTGCACGGGCGCCGGCGCGAAGAAAGCCGATGGCGAAATGGACAACAGCAATGGCGAGGGTTGCGCGTGCGCCTGCCATGCCTGCAAAGGCTGCGTGAACCGGGCGGAAGACGAAGCCAAGGCCAAGCGTGAGGCGAACCTGGCCCTGCAGCGCATGTATCTGCACCTTCTTTAGCTACAACTAAACTTTTTGATTTTCAAGGCTTCGGCTGCCGATGCAGCGGGGCCTTTTTGTTTGCTCGAAAACCGCGGCTGCCATCCTTCGATCGACGGTCTCCGGTGCTGCACTGCAACACAAAATCCACATCTAGGAGACTACTCTGTGAAAACGAACATTGATGCCATCCGCCAGCGCGGTATCGAGCTGGGGGCCAAGCACGATTCACTCGTCGCGGCGAATAACGCCATCCTCGACAAATGCGCCACTGAGGACAAACGCGACTTCACCGCTGCCGAACAGATCGAGTTCGACACTAACCTAAAAGCGCTCAAGGCAGTGAACGCCCAGCTCGCAAATCACGATGCGATGCTGACCGAAACTGCGGCATCGCTCGAGCGTGAGCGCAATGCGGCCGGCGGGACCCCCATCCGTGAAGACGGACGCAGGACCGATCCGAAAGCGCGCAAGGACGGCTTCAAGTCCTTCGGTGAGCAGCTGCAGGCAGTTTCCGCGGCTTCCCGCGGCGCACGCATGGATCCGCGCTTGATTGCCGGCGATTTCAACGGCAACGGCGTGTTCCAGGCTGCCGGCGGATCCGACGGCGCCATGAACGAAGCGGTACCTTCCGAAGGCGGTTTCCTCGTGGGCACCGACACCAGCGACAAGATCTACCAGCGCACTTACGCGACTGGCGCGATCATCAGCCGCTGCAATCGCATTCCTATCTCTACGAACTCGAACCGCCTCAAGTTGAGAGTGGTCGACGAAGATAGCCGGGCAGATGGATCGCGTATGGGCGGCGTGTTAGCCCTGTGGGACAACGAAGCCGATCAGTACATTTACTCGCGTGGTAAGTTCCGCCAGATCGAGCTTAGCTTGAACAAGCTAACTGCTCTGGTGTACGCCACGGACGAGCTACTGGCTGATGCGCCGGCGCTTGAAGCATGGATCATGCAGAACCTGCCGACAGAATTGGCGTTCCGAGTTGAGGACGCACTGTTTCAAGGTAAAGGCACTGGACAGCCTCTGGGCGTGTTCAACACCCAGGCGCTGCTCACGGTCAACGGTGGCGGATCCTCCGCTGCTCTCTCCGTGGCCGACGTGCTGCAGGCGTGGTCGCAGTTCTGGCACCCCGGGCTCTCGCAATCGATCGCATCGATCGCCACCGAGAACCTCACCGCCGGCACTCCTGGCGGCATGCCGAGCGCGGCCTGGTTTGTCGACCAGAGCGTGCTGCCGTACCTGTTCCAGCTGCAAGTCGGAACTGGAACCGGCCCCGGCGTCATCCTGCTCTACCATCCGCCCGGATCGAACCCGCTCTACGGGCCGTATGGCGAGCTGCTTGGCCTGCCTGTGATCCCGACCGAACACAATATGAACTACGGCACCGCGGGAGACATCCTATTGGCCGACATGTCGCAGTACCTGCTGGCGGATAAGGGTGCGGTGCAAGCGGCCGCTTCCATGCACGTGCGTTTTGTCTATGACGAAATGACCTTCCGCTTCACGTATCGCGTCGATGCGCAAACCACCTGGAAAAAGCCTTTGACCCCGAAGAGCGGCGGACCGAATCTCAGTCCGTTTGTGGTGATTACCGGTGGATCCAATCGCTAGTCCTTTAGCCTCCGGATCACTTACAACCGGAGGTTAAACCACCCAGTTAGCACAAAAAACCAAATTCGATCCAAGGAGATTTCACCATGCAGGGATTCAATGTTTCGGAAGAGGGGCACGTAGCAGTTATTCTGCCGCCCCAAAGCATCTCGGGAGGTACCGGGCTCATTAACCCGGCCTTCTCGATGAAGAACTACAAACACGCTTCCATCCTGATCGCATCGGGCGCGGAAGCCACACAGGACACCGCCACCATCACCGTCAGCCTTTGCTCTTCGGCTGCCGGCGCGGGCGCGACGGCGATTCCTTTCAACTACTACTTTCAGGCAGCGGGCGGCGCGGGGAATGACGTTCTCGGCACGATTCAGAACGCTACGGCCTCCGGCATCACGCTGGCGGCGGGCGATTGGCCGCCAAACGGCCTGATCGTGATCGAAATTGACGCGAATGAGCTGGAAGCTGCCGGCGTTGGCGGCGTTCTCGCCAGTTCGGACGGCGTTGATCAGTATATCGGCCTCACCATCGGCTCACCGGCCGCGGTGGATCTGGCATGCGTCATGGCTGTGCTAAGCGGCGCTCGCTTCGCGAACGCGGCAAGCCCGACGGTAACCACCTAACACTCGGTTTCACTCGGTTTTCGGCCGCCAGCTCTCGGGAGAACCTGCCCGGCGGCTGGCGGCCGATACCGATTCCAGAAGGAGCGACCAAATGTATGTGCGAATGACCGGCGGCCGCGATCGCGGCGAGGCCAAAGAGTTTTCTTTTGTTGACGCGCAGGACCTGTTGCGTACCGGCCAGGCTGTGCCGGTCAATTTCAACGAGCCGGATCCGCTGGCGAAGATCCCTAATTTCCATGCCACTGAGCTCAAGCTGGTTGATGCTCAGAAAGCCGGCGATGAGCCGGCGGCGAACAAGAGTCCTAAAACGCGGAGAAAATCTTAAAACAATTTCACGGCCGCTCCGCGGAGTTGAATATTCCGCACAACCCTCATGGAGCTGGGGCCGTGGGCAAACTGGGGCGCGCCGATAGTTCCCCTCGCTTGTGACGTGGACCGGACGCGCCTCGTTTGCTTTTTTACCTAGCATTTCAGTTTTTCAAATGGAGATAACGTCATGAAGAAATTGTTTGCACCGCTGTTTTTAGCTCTTACTTTGGTGCTGTGTGCTTGCGTCCATCACACTGCGACTCCGCCTATACTCAACGCGCCGGCGGTCAGCAATCGAACCACCGACTCCGCTGGCATCAAGTCAGTCAACGTCCACATCGTCGCTCAGCATGCCGACGGCTCGATCTTTTCCGACCAGAGCACGCACAACTTGCGCACCACAGGCGGGGCTGACTGGCAGGCGAATGCGATGGGAACGACTGCTACCCAGCCCGCCGCTGCAAACTATGTCGCGGTCAGTAACAATGCAACTGCGCCAGCCGCGGGGGATTGTGCCGCCGGGTCCACCAGCTGCACGCTCAGCGGAGAAATTACGACCAATGGCTGCGCCCGCGCACAAGCGACCTACAGCCACACAAACGGGACCAACACTTTTACCTTCACCCACACCTTCACCGCGACCGGCGCGCAATCGGTGCAGGAGGCTGGCTTGTTCAATGCCTCGAGCTCCGGAACGATGGTGTTTGAAGATGATTTCAGTCAGGTCACGCTGGCGAACACAGATACCCTGACAATTACATGGACGGTTTCAATCTAGATTTCGATCTAGGAACCGACTCCCTTGTGGCGACTCTCATTCATCTTCGCGCTGCTTCTGGCGGCGTTGCCCGCGTTCGGGCAGTCGACCGCGAGCCCTATCGATTATCTGTGCACAGCCGATTCCATTTCGATCGCGGCATTGCCGAGCACTCTGGCAGATGGCACGCACTCGGTCGCCCTAAGCTGGAGCCCAGGTACGGGGGGAACGACGGCGACGTCCTGGTACAACGCCTACCGCGGGACCGCGAACGGCGGTCCCTACAGCCAAATCGCGAGCTGTCTCGCTATGGACAGCTACACGGATTTCGCGGTCGTGGACGGCCAGACTTATTACTATGTGGTCACAGCCGTCGGAGGCTCGAACGATCAGGAGTCGGTATATTCCAACCAGTTTACGGCGCCCATTCCGATTCAGGATGCCGTTGTCGCGGTGCATGGGCACAAAGTCTCATTATCCGAAACACTGACCACAACGGACTCGATCGGAGTCAAGGAAATAGCCGCACAGTCGCTCAGCGACAGTCTAACAACGAGCGATGTGCTTTCCAGGCAGGCCGGCTATTTCGCCTCGATCGCGGAAACGTTCTCCACGAGCGATTCACTCTCGGCCAATGTTTTCGGGCCAAATTTAGCCAATCTTTCGGAGGATCTGACGACCTCCGACAGTCTGGCAGCCCTGGCGGTTTTATCGCGCGGAGTGTCCGACACACGAACAACGACGGATTCGCTTGCTCGGAAGCAAACCTTGCAGCAGGCGCTCTCCGACACTCTGACAACCAGCGATGGCCTCACGAGACAAGCCCGTTACTTCGCCGGCCTGGTCGAAACACTTTCCACCAATGGCCCGCTGTCGGCGGTCTTTCTCGGCACGGTGGATATCGTCGAGGATCTGAATACTTCCGACAGTTTGACGCGCGTGGTCGGACCGCTGCGCGAACCATCAGAAATGCTGGACACGCTCGACTCCATCCACAGCATGGAGGGCTTTGGGCTGGTGTCAATCGGGGCGCCGCCGGGTATCTTTTCTCTGGGGAATTATGCAGTAGCAGCGGCAGGAAGTTGCGGTTTCTCGCTTCCCATCTTCGGATTCAACTTCCAGGCGCTTTCACAAGCCCAATGGAACGGCTTAGCGCGCCCGACGACCTATGTCTCATCCGCGAATCTGTTGATGATGCTGAATGCGAACGATCTCTTAACGGTCGGAGTATTCCCGATCAGCGTAATGAATACTGGCGGCAGCACGAGCCAGGGCAAGGCCTTTACGGTGCTCGCTGGCACGCCGACGCTGAATGCGGTCCGGCTGCACGGAGGGGCGCTGATTGCCGATGGCCTGAATTTCGTGCCGGGCACGACGGTATTTTGGAACGGCCAGGCGCTTCCAACGTCCTGGATTTCCTATACGCGCGTGCAGGCGACACCACCTCCGGGAACGCAGGCGGTCGGCAGCAATACCGTGACCGTTCAGAACGTCGGCTGCTATCAATAGCTCGCTTAACCAAAGCCGCCTAAAAATCTTATGAATTCCATTGTCCGAACCGCAACGCTTTCCGCGGAGCCGGTGACGCTTGCCGCCATGAAAAACTGGCTGCGCGTGCCGACAACCGTGACGAACGATGACGCCGATATCACCGACCTGATCCAAGAGGCGCGCATGCACTGCGAGCTGATTTCAAACTGCTCGCTGGTGCGCTCCAGCTTTGTGCAGTATCTCGATTACTTCCCAGGCCACTTGATGAACGAGTCGGGTTACTCACCCGGCGGCTATGCCATGAGCGGCGGCGAGTCGGGTTACGGTGGCTTTGGTGCGGACCGTAATCAGCGCTGGTACGGCGAAATCAAGATGAAGCGGCCGCCGCTCGTTAGCGTTCAGAGCATCTGGTTCATTGGTACTGACGGCAGGCCTTATAGTTTGAATCCGGGGCAGGATTTCATCGTGGATGTTGCCAGCAAGCCCGGGCGCGTTCGGCCGATTCCTTACACGGTTTGGCCCCTGACGTTGCACGTTCCGGCCGCGATCGCCATCAATTTCACGGCGGGTTATGCGCCCAACACCGACAGCGTCAGCACCGGCACCATCGCAGAGCCGGAAACGCTAACCTCCGGCTTAAATCCCAGCTGGGAACCGTCCACGCAGACACCTCAGTACAGCTTTTTGATCGATCCGAACGGCAATGTCGAAGTGCAGATGAATGCCGGCAGCCCATCAACCGCCGGCGGCAGCACTCCGCCAGTCTGGGGCGCGCCAGGCGCCAGCGTCGTTGATGGCGGCTGCTTGTGGCAGAATTGCGGGCCGGTGCGCGGTTTCTGGACGCCGGGTGCGTCCTACGCCGGCCAGCAGCAATATGTCATCCTCGATTTCAACAGCAACCTGCAGTTGCTTAACGTCCCTGCGCTTACCACCCAGACGATCGCGCCTTACTCGCTGCAGGCTGTCGGCGTCGAACCGCTGCCCTGGGCGACCACCATCGGAGGGCTCACCACCGACAACAAGATTGCCGGCGCCTGGATCTGCCTCGGCCTCTACACCGGCCTTGGAGATTCCGGGCTGTCTTTCCCGAATTCACCGGAAGAACAGGCCGCCGTGCTTACGGATCTTACGCTGCCGCGGCAGGCGACGCGCGCCATCAAGGCGTTGGTTGTGCACTGGTACCGGAACCGCGAGCCCTTTGTCGCGGGCTCAGTGGCAAGGGTTCCGCAGAATGTCGAAGACATGCTGGGCGAAGTCACGATTCAGGATTTCGCGCCGACCCACTAGATGCCGCTCAAATCCATCAGCGGTTACGCGCCGCTCGGGTCGCTGGATCGCCAGGTCGACATCTGGGACCAGCCGCCGAATGCCCTGCCGGTTCTGGTCATGGCCGGGGTCTGGTGCCGTATCCAGACGGTCGCGAACACGTCGCTTTCGCCTGAGTCGCAGCAGCTCGGGCAGACATCGGTCTGGCCGCGAATTCTGGGTCAGGACGTTTCCCAG